GGTGTCCACCTTGCACCCTGGGCAAAGCGCCCGCGCCACCATCGAAATGAGCCAACACTCCCCAACTCTCACATGGTAAGGGGTCAGTGCAGTGCCAAAACCGCGTGGGAGCACGTCGTGCAGTCGGTGCGTGCCGTCCCAAGTCAAGGCCTCCAGCCACTCCTTGAGGCTGTTTTTGGGGTTGCCTCGGGCCACGGCGTCGGCGGCCTCATGGACGCGCTCGGTTCCAAGCGTGGGAAACTCAAATACTGCTTGAATCCACCGGGTCACCCGGACGGCCAAAAAGTCGGTCCAGTTCTCCGTCGGGCCAAATGCGTCGGTTTGAATCTTTTCTAAAAAGGTGTCGTACCAGATCCGCCCTTTCCATCGTGAGTGCTTTTCGAGCACTTGGCACACGCCGTTCAAACATGGCACATAACGTCCCTGCGCGCCACGCTGAAACCCAAAGTCCACCAGTTCCGGCTTGCTCTCAGCAATCTCCTCACGCACCTCCACCCGCTGGATGAGTTCCGTTTCACCTGTCCGTATGGCCTGCGTGGTCGTTGTCGTGCGGGCCACAATGAGTTCCTGCACCCCTACGCGCTCGCCCCTCGCTAAGAATGCAAGGCAGGCCTCCCGGCTCCAGCCCTCGGCAATCGCGTCCGCCACGTCCCAGCCCTTTTGATCGTAGGATTTGGGATGGGCGATTTTTACCTCGCAGCCGCGGACGACAAGCAACTCGGCAACACGAGCCATTGCCTTGCGTCCAGGCTCGTCAGCGTCAGGCCAGAGCACCACACGGCGACCTTGAAGCGGACTCCAGTCTACATACTCGACAGCACCGGAACCACCGGGCCAGGTCACCGTAGGCGTCGCAGGGTCCAGTGCTCTGTAGGCGTCTGCGCATTTCTCCCCCTCTACCAGCACCACCACGGCGTTAGGTAGGCTGGCAAGCTGGTCCAGCCCGTACAATGGACGCGGGCAGGCAAACGCCTTGGTCTGCCACACGATGTCGCCGCGGTCGTCGTACCAAGGTGTTCGCGGGATCAGCTTTTTGCCTCCCTCGGTGTCGATTCGTGAAATAAACCCCAGCACGTTTCCTTCCGCGTTTCGGTAGGTGTACCGTGCCGAGGACGCCGGCAGCTTTGGATTTGGCATATCCTCGGGCGGATCCAGCACTGGGTCCAGTTCATCCGAGTCGGGCGCTGGTGCCTGTTGAGTTGCCCGCGGCTTCGGTTGCGTGTCCCCGCCCAGCCGCTTGGCCGCCTCGCCTTGGCCGATGCCGTGGATGGCGGCGTATAGGCTCACCGGGTCGCCTCCTTTCTCGTCGGTGGCAAAGTCACACCACGCGCCTTTGCGAGCATGGATTTTCAGCGATTCGCCGGGCTCACCCGCCAGCGATCCAACGCACCAGTGATACCCAATTTTTTTCCCGTTGGGCAGCCATTGCTTGAGCGTGCCGAGGTAGTCAGACAGGAGGCGCTCGTTGATGGAATCAAAGTCAATGCTCATAGTCCTGCCTCCGCTTCCTCGGCCGAACGCGCGATCATCGCAATTCCGCCGTGTTGCTTCACGACCTTCTGCCACCGTAACTGTTCAGCGCTCGGCTTGCCTTTGTGAGTTTTGACCTCAATGGACAGGAACACCGCCAGCGTCTGCCCGACGTGTTCGGGTGTGACTGTCACCGCGCGCCAGCCGATAAGGTCAGCGGAGCCAGGGCACAGCCCAAACGTGTGCCAGCGTGCGTACTGGTCCTGAACTCGGCCAACGTGGTTACGGAATAGGCGGCAGTCAGGGCGTGAGCCAATGGCGGCAAGGATTTGATTTTGGATTTTAGCTTCGGACATGGGAAAGTTTATGTTTTTGGCGGTGGTAGGCCCAGCCGGGCTTGTAGCCGTTGAGTTCTGCAATGGCTTCATAATCGGCAAGAGAAAAAGCTTTTCTGCAAAGCGCGATTGTTAACGGCTTCATGTAGCTCTCAAGCGCGACCTTAAAAGCCTGCCAATTTTCTTGTTTAGGATACACGATGTAATACTCAAGGCGCATGACAGCAGTTTCTCGCATTGTTTTCATTGCCGACTGCTTGTAAGAATTAACTGGCACGTTGGGAATTAGTTCGTCCGCAAAATCATAATTGTGTTTGTCAGATCCAATCGAAATTGCATTTAGAATATGAAGTCTGATCCCAGTTTCAGGTGGCGGCATCCACTCGGGCAGTTCCTCAAGGTCGCCGTCAAGTTGCTCAAGTTCTCCACGCACGCCTTGTTCCCGTTCATGCCCACACTCGGGACAAACTTCTACGGCTGCTGGAATGATTGCAAAGCACGCCTCGCAACGTCGCACTGGTGCTTCGCCTTTTTCTTTTTCTCTACCGTCAAGGCTCCACACGCGGTGGTCTTCTGCTCGTCCGTGGTTGATTTGCCAATCTTTTTTCCTCCAGTGTGCCACGTTGCCGACGTGGTCGATCACAATGGCGCGCTCCTTGCCTGGTGCTGGCCTGAGCACCCGCCCAATCTGTTGCAGGTGCAGCCCTAATGATTGAGTTGGACGCAACAAGATCGCAGCAGTGACAACCGGCACGTCAAATCCCTCACTGATAATGTCGCAGGAAGAAACCCCGTGCAGTTCGCCGTTGCCGAGCTTTTGAATGGCAGCCTGGTTGTCGGCGTAGCTCATTTTGGAATGCAACGCCTGCCATCGGTAACCCGCAGCGCGGAAACCTTCAGCCACGTTTTCAGAATGTGCAATGCTCGCGCAAAATGCAATTGCGGGTAAGCCTTCGCACACCTTGCGATACCAGTCCACCGCGTGCCCAGTGACGCCGCGCGTGTTCACCGCGCGCTCGGTTTCGGCTTTGTCATACTCACCCATGCAAGTACGCATCCCTTCAGTGCTGACAGTTTTTGGCGAGTAATACCGGACCTTAGAAAGGAACCCAGCGTCCATAAGGTCCTGCACACGCGGTCCAAGGACCATGTGGTCAAATATGTCGCCCAGTCCCCTGCCATCAAGCCTCTGCGGTGTCGCCGTGACGCCCACAACCCGCGCAGCAGGGTAAGCGCCTAGGATCGTGTTCCAGCTGCCTGCGGTAGCGTGATGCGCCTCGTCGCAGATGATCCAGTCTGGTTGCCAAGCGATTTTCTGGATCCGGTTTTTTAGCGTGTGCACCCCGGCAACCTGCGTCAAATGGCAGAGTTCCCGCTTCCGCTTGGCAGCGATAAAGCCGTGTGGAATCCCAAACCGGGCCAGCGTGCCACCGATCTGGTCCAAAAGAAAATCCCGATGCGCCAGGAGCAACACGCGGTTGCCTCGCTCGGTAAGTTTTTTAGTTAGGTAGGAAAACATCACCGTCTTGCCCGCCCCAGTTGGCGCTACGAGCAGCACGCGTTGGTGCTTTTTTCCAAACGCCGCTCGCAGGTCGTCAATGCACTGTTGTTGGTAGCCTCTTAGTTCCATGTAGTTCCGCGTGATCGGATGCGCGGCCCCCGGTTGCTGCCGTTAAAACGGGACGTTGTCCGCAGGGTAATCCATCGGGATTTCGTCCTTCACTTGCGCCGAGTCCGGTCCCATTGCAATGCTACCGCGCGGGAGCCAGCGCAGGATTTCAATGAACTTTTTACCCGCGTGTTTGCCTTCGGTCTTTTTTTTGCCGTAACCAACCTGCACCACTCCAGAGCAATCCAACAGGTCAGCAGCTTCAAACGTGTGCTTTGCTTCCACCTCGTCCTCAAATCCAAGCGCGTGCCGTACCTGAGTAATCTTCCAGCTTGCGGCCTCGGTGTTGTAAAGTTTTTCCACAAACTTCATTTCAGCGTTCGGCCCGACGGCAACTTCCATTTCCACCATCTGGTCGTCTTTCATGCTGTAGGCTTCTTGCGCCGATTTGACTCTGGCGACGTATACTCCAGGGGATAGGATCCCCCGGCTTGCTTTGGCGATGTAAGTTATGCTCATAGTGTTGCTTTACGGTTGGTTGCTGCGGTTTTGCAGAGTTGGTAGAATGCGCTCGTCGGCGGATGCCCCTGCACGGCGTCTTGAAAAGCCAGCACCAAAGACTCCATGGTTGGCGCCAGTGTGATGCTGTCGGGAGCTGTTTCCTGCACAGTTTCAATTTCCAACGTGCGGATCGGCTGCTCAAAAGTGCGGATCGGTTGCTCAAACGTGCTCACCTCCTCGGGTGTGTACATGCCGACGATCACGCCAGGGTAAACGGTGCGCACCCCTTCGGAGATGCACCGCGCTCGAAGCATGGCCGCAGGGAACTTGTCGAGGTTGCCGACGCCTGCCTTTTTGGCGCGGGCAATTGTCCAGGTGATTGCAACGCTCCCGCCCTGCGGATGCGAGAACGTGCCGGTGACGCTGTCGTCGGAATACGCATCCCAGTTGACGCGCCCTCCAGCAGTTTGGAACCGTGCCAGCATTGCATCCGCGGTGAGGCTGGGCTTACCGTTAATAATGTGGTAGTGAGTAGCTGCTTTGGCTGGGTGCAGCCCGTCCGCCTGAGCCACAAGCATAAGCGCTGCGGCCTGTTCCATTGTCTTAAATCCAAAGCAGCCTGCCTTGGCAACAACGGTTGCCATCTGTTGGAGATCCCCAAAGGGAATGAGTTGATAATCTGACATATTAGTTTTTGGTTGTCTGCGTGTTGAGGATGCGCAGCCCCCTGTGTGATTATTTGGCTTGTACCAAGGGAGCCTGCCCGACTTTTTTCTGCACGATCTCATCGGGCAGCACTGCACCCGCAGCACTCCAGAGAGCCTCGGCCTTTTTGGCGCTCATGGAGCCCTGCGCCCGGATCGCGTTGCCTGCACCGATCACGCCGTTGGCTACAGCCTGGGCAAGGTGTTCGGCCTCGATGTACTCAGACGCCCTCGGCTTTTGCAGCCGCCATCCATGCACGCGGACATCGGACTCCAGCAACTCGCGCGCCTTGGCCTTGGCCGCGTCGCGAAAGTCCTCTAGCGTCGAGCACGCCGTCAGGAACTTTCCAAGCTGGATCGGGTCGTTGAGCACCGCTAAAAAGCCCTCGTCCTGCACCGTCGGCGCAAGCCCCGCCACTGTCACCAGCGCAGAGTCCTTGCTCGCAACCCGAGCGGGACAGGTCAGCGACTTTGCACACCAGCCGCAATAGTCATTTTCCCGCGGCGCAGTGCCGACGTTGGCGAGGATCCCCCGCACCAAGTCGCTGGCGGTCTGGTAAGTCCAGTGGTGCGTGACGAGCTTTTGCTGGTCGCAAAACAAAAGGTGCGTGCTCCACGTCTGCTCAAATCTCATTTGCATGAGCCCCAGCGCGTAGGCTGCCATCTGCCCTTGGTAGTCGTAGATCTGCCCGCTTTTAAGATCCATGCTCCAGTTAGCCCGCTGTGCGACGCCGTCCACGGTGCCGGTGTGTTCCAGCCCCGCTGTCTGCACCCGACAGTCGGCGTCGGCTGTCAGGAGCCCGTCTGCGCCTCCACCAAGTTGGATGCACTGAGCCAGCGCCCAGTTGATTGCGGCGGCGTCCTCATCGTTGAGGTCACGCGGCAACTCGCCGCTGGTCCACGCGTCGCGGAACACGCGGTCTAGCATTGTGCCGCGGGAGGCTGCCGGACTGGTGCCTTGTGAGCCCTCGTACTGGCCGCAGAGGGCGAGTTTAGGCAAGGAGGAATGTCGTATTTTCATTTGGTTTTGTGTGATTGATAAAATCTAGCGTTGCGCGTCTTTCGATAAGTTGCCGAGCACTCTGCGTTGCACGTTTTGGCAACAGCGCTGCCTCTCCGAATAGTTGGCATTGCTCCTTGGCACACAACGCATTTTGTGACTATTGCCCTATATGTGATTATTTGCAGTTTTTGACTGCACTCCGTAGAGCAGCCGACTTTTTTCTTGTCAATTGAGCGAAACTGTTTGCCACAGTTCCCGCACTCCAGTAACGGCGTGCGGCATGGCTGGCACTTGGTCAGCGTGCGCTTGTGCCGCTTAAAACTCACACCGCACTCGTCGCACTGCGTGGTTTGCCACTCTGCCAGCGGTCCTCGCTTGAGGATCGGAGTCGGCACCAAGCCGCTCGGGTCAGGCTGCTGGATGAGCCCCCTGCGGATGGCGCTTGCTACCAGCGCGGGCAACTCTGCCAGCTCCGGCTTGATCGCCTGCTCGGCCAGACTGCCGAGGCGTGACATGTAGCTCTTTTGGTGGCGGTGGGGCGGGCTGTAATACGCAACTCCGTTCATCGTGCCGCTCATCTGCTGTAGCGGTCGAGTGCCCAGAGGTTGATGATGGTCAGCCCGACCATCGTCAGGGACTCCACCAGGTCACGGGATCCGCCTAGGGCAAGCAGGTCCACCAGCAGCAGCCCGCCAAAACCGGCGAGATACCAGGCTGTCCGTTTGGGGCGGTTGGGCGGCGTCGGCCCTTGGTAAGGGCGGGAGTAGTGTGAGGTGCTCATTTGGAGTCGCAGTTTTGATCGCGAATTGCTAGGACGTTGTTACGTTTTGCCCATCTTCTGGCAGCTCTAGCATTTTCAAATTTTTGAACAGCGCCAGCCCATCCCATGGGATGCAAATGCCATTCGTTGTTTACGCAAAAAAGCAAAGCGCGAATTTTTGAGGTGCTCATCGGATTAGCGGCTGTAGGCGCGGAGCTTGTCTGCGGAGGCGGGCATGTCGCCAGATTTGCGGAGCTTGGCGCACGCAGCGCGCTTGCTGCTGGCGTTGACTCGGCCAGCCAGCGCCCACCAGTAATTGCGGCCAGTTGCGCCAGCGTTGCGCGCCTCAGTGGTCATGGGTAGGCGGGCGGTGATGTCGTAGGATTTAAGGATCATTTTGGTTTTTTGGTTTGATTTGATTTGTCTAGCGCCCTACTTGAGCCGCGGTAAATGTGCGCCGCTCGCTCCACAGCGCCTGCCCAGCTTTGCCAGTGGCGGTGATCATGGCGGTGTAAGTGCCATTTTTCCGAGCGCGGACGCTTGCTAGGTAGCCGGTTCCGTTTCTGCCGATTGCGTAAGGTGCGGGGATTTTGTTCATTTTGGGTTTTTGGTTTGTTGTCTCACTCTGGCGGCCTCGTCAGCACCCGCCTTACGGGTGGACGCCCTGGAGGGCGTTTCGGCCTAGCACGCAACTGCGCAGCGTGCCCGGTCGTCTGCGTGCAGGTCGGCGTGTACATCGTCGCAGATTTCATCGAGCGCGCCCACCTCGACGGCCAGCGCGTAGCCGTTGGCATAAGATTCCACCATGCGGTAGACCATTTGGTTTTCATGGCTGTAGGTGTAACCTTCAGCGGTGAATGAAGCGGAGGAAAGCAGTGTTGTTGTCATTTGGTTTTTTTGGTTTTGGTCTCTCACTCTGACGGCCTCGTCAGCACCAGCGTAACTGGTGGACGCCCCCTCGGGCGTTTCGGCCTACACAAATTTTACGCCGCCAATTGCCATCAGCTTTTTTTCCATGCCCAGGGCTGCGTCCATTACGGACATCCCAGCGGCAGGCTGCATCATTACAGCCTTGCCGTTAGCGATTTGGAAAAGCGCGCCGCAGCTAACTGCCACGCCAATCTGGCGATTGTTGTGGATCGCTTCGGCGTGGAGGGTCAGGGTGTGCAGGCCAGTGTGAGTCGGGGTGAGCGTGGTCGTTGTCATGTCGCCTATCTTAGGCAGCGAAGCACGCTTGGCTAGCTTTATTTTGATTTATTTTTTGCCCTGCGTAACTTATTGAGTTCGCGGGACTTAGGCCGCGGCTTGCTGGCATTTTGACGCGCTGTCTCTGTTTTTTTTTCGGATTTAACAACGCCGCCCAGTTTGCCAATCTCGCGGCAGTGTTCGCGGAGTGTTTTATCGGGTTGCATTTTGTTGTAACCTGTTGATCTCACGCTCGATGTACCAGATCGCCTTGCGCAGGTCTTGCACCGCGTCGCCTTTTTGGCCTGCCCGCCATAAGTATTTGATGGCGTTACCAATACAGAAATTATAATGCTCGGTAATGCGGATACACTCCACACCCGACGGGTGCGCGGTATAGTGCAGCGGATGGTTGACTGGGTCGGGCGGCTTCATCCCCTGATCCTACCCAAGCCCGCTTGGTTGTCAAATTAGCGTCGCAAGTGCCTTTGTTTCATGGGGATAAATCCAAAAACCCCGTCGCAGGCTCTCCCTGCGCACCATACGGCAAATTGTAGCTGTGCCTAAAAACAAAGCAGCCCCGCCCCGCAGCAAACGGGAACAGGGCGTGCAAAGTAGGGTCTCTGAATTCGACCTTATTTTCACGCATCTGGGGCAGATGTCAACTTGTTATTCGCCCGCCGGTACAAGTCCAGCCTCGAACAGGTCAGCCTCTTCCCCGCGCCGCCGTCTAAGCCCCTTGGAATTAGGCCACAAGCGCGCCATCTCGCGGAACTGGTTGGGGATCTCTTTGAAATTGCCGGTCTTGAGCAGCGCCTGGATGTTGCACATTTCCCGCCTGCGCTCGCCGGTCAGACTCGGCCCCCGGTTAAAAACCAAGCTTACCAACGCCGCAGTGCAGTCCCCGGGCAGCTCCTCTGCCTGCGGATAAATCCTGAGCGTCCGCAGATACCAGGTCGGCAGCGTCGTCGCCTCAAACACGGCCAGCGCCGCCGCCCAGGGGATAGACAGGTGGCGGACGTAGGGCAACACCGTCTGAGCGGCCTCACCAGTCCTGCCAGAGACTCCGACCAGCGCGGCCAGCGTCGAGGCTGGCAGATGCGGTGCCCACGCCCTAGTCGTCTCGCTGGCAGGAGTCATGCCCAAGTCCCAGCCTATACCAATTGTCACGCCGCTGCTCTCACCTGGCCACTCGGGCTGCGCGTCGTACTCGTGTTCCCCGCCGGTCTCCCAGCCGATAATGGATTTTATGCCGCGTGCACTAAGATTCATCTTCATCCTCCTCCTCAATTAGTTCGGCTTCCGTTGGGTGCTCAGACCACCGTAGTGCCTGGTACATGCGAGCGTAGAGACTGCCACTGCCCGCTTCAAAAGTCTGATAGGTGTCAGTGTCGCTGTCGTGCGCCAATATTTGGACGCAGTCAAAATGCTCGCCTAGGTCAGCAGCTACGCGCTGGATGTGCGCTTGTTTTTCGTCGGTCGTCATAATTTTCCAACGTTGTAATGGTTTGCGAGAGTCATTTTTCGATCTCGCGTCTGCGCACGATATTTTTTGCATTCCCAGCCCTTGCGCGTAACCAAGGCTTCCACGACGCCTCTTTTTACGCCTAGCTTTTCCGTAAGGTCGTTTATTGTGTACCAGCCCACTGGCGGATGTTCGCCAATTAACTCAGCCTTAAGCAGTTCCAACAGTGTATTTTTCATACGGGCAACCTAAAATCCCCAGCTTTTGTCTCTTTTGCCAACCAGACAACAGTCTCGCTGTCGCAGTACTCGCCCCAAGCAAATCCCCTGCTCCACGAGGTAGTTGCGCGCCGGTTTGCGGCGTAACCCATTGCGCTAGTGTCGCCTAGCCACCCCACGCAATACCCCGTCGGGTGCGTCCTGTTGCGCCCCTCAGCCTGGGTCACGCGGTGCAGGTGTGCGATCACTACCTTGCTGGCGGTACCGCCGCACACGGCCTCGGCGTGATCCCTGACTGCCTGCTCGTTAACCATGTACCCGTGCCCAAAAAGGCAGTCGCCTAACTGCCTCCAGCCGTTTTGAAAATGATAGTCCACGACCTCGCACCGCATCCGTTTGGCCTGCTCTGTGATCTGCCCCATCACACGGCCCGCCAAGGCTGCCACAATGGCGCGCGGTGACTCCATGAGCGTGTTGAGGCGGGCCTCGTGGTTTCCCAAAAAGTACAAGCGCGGCTCAAGCTGGTGCAGAAACGCAAGCCCATCCTGTAGATCAGACTCGGGATCCGCGGACTCGTCAGCGGTGCCAGCCGCGCCAGCGCGCAAACACGCCAGGTCAATGGCGTCGCCCAGATGGATTGTCACCGCCGGTTTCCAGCGCCCCTTGAACGCCAGCACCTTTTTTAGGAGAGCTTGGTCCGCGTGGTGCCCGTGCGAACACCCGACGGCCAAGAATCGCTTCCAGCTGCGGGTGATGTTTGCCATGCGCTATTTGCGGAGGCTGCGTATCGTCTCGATAATTTTAAGCGCCGTAAAAACTCCTGCCAACAAACAGCCCGCCACACGGATCCACTGCTCGACCTCGCTTAGCGACAGCGCTAATGCGCTGATGTTAGCCATGTTGACTGTCGCTAGGTCGAGCAGATGTCGGTTAGACACGGGCAAGGAAAGTTGGTCCTGACACTGTTGGGAGTCGTCCGGTGGCGTCATAAATTCCAGAATAAGGCATGATTTCATCGGACGGAAGTCCCACGCCATCAGTGCTTGCGGGGGGCAGCATCCGCTTTACGCTTGCCAGCACCTGGAGCCCTGCGGGCGGTGTTGCGCCTAGGTAGCGGGCCTGCATCTGCGGGATTATTTGGACGGGCAGTACGGTCATAAAATTGTTTGCCGAAGAATCCCACAGCCAGCCCAGTAACGCCAGCAACAAGCGCCCAAGTGCCGGGTGCAATGGATGATGCAATAGCCAGCAGCATCGAGAGGTTGCCGGGTGTGATGCTCATTTGCTTTCCTGTCGCTTGTGCGCTGCGCCAAAATAAAATCCCAACACAGCCGTAAACCCAGACGTAAGTCCTCCCATCAGTAGCGTTAGCGTCGGGTCACTCCAGAGTTTCATATCGCCTGTGAGGAGCGCGCAGATGATGCCCAGATAGCACACTGTGAGCGTGCACGCCAACGCTGGCGGCACCCAACTACCTGTCGAGGTTTGCATCGCTCGTGCGCTTGCCCGGTCCTCGGCTGCCAGTTTTTCGGCATCAATGCCCAACTCAGCCATGCGTGCCTTGAGTTGCAGATCGGCAGCCTGTAAGGCAGCAATCTGCTCCGCGGTGAGGTTGCCCGAGGTAAGCGCCCGCTGGACTTTGTCGGTCGTTGCCTCGCTGATGCCAAGTGCCTTGCCGACAGCCTCCACGGCAGCCCCCGCAAGGGGGGAACCAAGGCAACTGGCAATCGTGGGAAGGAGTTTGGCAAGGAAACTCATACAAAATAGGGCGTGTTTGGTGTAACTTTAAGATAAATAAATTCTAAATTTGCTGTTACATTAGTATTAATTGCAGCAGCTCGATTTAATAATGTGTTGAAATACATAGCTGCAATTGGAATCGTGGTTATGTGCGTTGCAACAATTACGCCATCAATCTTTGCAACAATCTCAGTTCCAGCAGCATTAATTACAATTTCAAGGTTTCTGAACGTGTTTTGAGCAAACGAAAATCCAGTGTTTGTGACTGTTTCTGTTCCTCCTGTTTTTGTTACAAAATCAATCTGTTGTCTATTTTCAGACCTAAAATAAATAGCATTCACAGATTCTGCAATTAACGAACTCCCCCAACCGCAACGAAATGAGCCGGTTAGCGTTGCGTCAAACCAAGTTGCAGCGCCCTGTGCAACTCTCCAGATTGCTCTGGCAGAAGAGTTTCCAATTAAAGAATAAAGGCAACTCTGTTGTATTTTAGTTTGTTGGTTAATTGAGCCAACCACATTAGTGTTTAACGCAATAACGCCAAACCCAGATCCAGCAGTGGAAATACTAGAAATGCCACCATTGTTGATAATAGTCAGATTTCCCGCTAGAGGCGTCGAGCCTAAGAAATGCTCAAGAAACTCAAAATACGAACCTGTTGCTGGTACGGAGCGATTAAGCACAGCCACTCCGTTATCAGCGCCGAGAAACAGCTCGCCGGTATACGTGTTGACTGCCAACTCACCGAGGGTCAACGAGTCAGGATTGCCCGCCGCCCCGCTCCTCTTTTTTGGGATGATCGGGAATGCCATAGATTAGTAAGTGCCAGCAGTTGCTACAGTTGCCGTGCCGTCGCCTGCAATCTCAATAGACGCGGATGATTTTACGCCACCGACCACCGTCGAGGTGCCGGGGATAACCTTGGCGGCACCAGCGCCGGAAATAAACAGGCCGTTGGTGGAGAGCGGGTCGATGCTCAGGATCCCCAACTGGGCGGTAGTGGCAATCTGTAGCTGCACTGTAGACAGCTGCCCCAGAGCGTTAAGCTGCGGGACCTTGCCAGACTCGGCCAGCGCGGTCACCTGCGCGGTGCTGAGCGCGCCGATGTTTGCGGGAGTCAGCAGCACGTTGCCCGCAATTGGAGCCACGCTGTTGACGGTTATGATTTCCGCGGTCGCGCCGTGGATAAGATCCCAGGTCGCGCCATTAAAAGCCAAGATGTCGCCCGCAAGAAACTGCGTCTTGCCATCAATGGCAGTGCCTAGCGTTGCCGTGGTGGCGCACACATAGTAATCCCCCTTGGCTGCTGCGCCACCGCCCACACCGCCGCCAGAAGTAATTACGGGCGAGCTATTTACGGTCCACGCGCCCTTGTAATTAAGACTGCCCGTAACCGACGCAGGCAATTGCGCCACTGCAATTTTGCCATCGCCTCCCAGCTGCGGCACCAGTCCAGCAACTGCGGCAGTAGTCAGCGCCGGGAAAATTTGCGACGTTGTCAAACCGCTCAGCTGCACTAGCGGCATATGCCCCATCGTGGTCAGCTGCGGGATTTTAAGCGGCGTCGCCAATTGGCTAATGTCGTCAGTCGTCAGCGCGTTAGCCGTGCCGCCGCCAATCTCCACCACGCCGCTGGTGCCCAAATTGGAATTTGCCTTGACGTAAAGTTTGCCGGTGGCGGTATTTACAGCCAATTCTCCAAACCCCAAAGCGCCAGCAAGAGGCGCAATTTCGGAGGTTGTGACGGCGTTGCGTATCGGGATGATTGGAAATGCCATGGTCGTGTGTTAGTAAGTTCCTGCGGTGTAGGTTGCTGGCACCCACTCGGTGCCGTTAAATTGGAAAACTTGGTTGGCTGCAGGGTCAGTGGCAGAAACCGGTTGGCCTTGGATGCCAATAACGGTTGCTGTGTTGACGCCGGACTCAGGCACAATCTCGACGTCGCCCACTACAGCGTCGAGTGTGCCAGGCAATCCGGGGACGCCGGTGAGGAGGGTGACGACCAGAGGGCCGCAAGAGTTGTCGCAGCTCATGATATTGTTACGCGGGCCTCGATTAGCCGGATGTCCCAGTCATCGGGCCGCTGCACGTTAATTGTTAGCACCGCCCCGAACTGGGCAGAGAAAAGCGCCGTCTGCGTGTTGGTCAGCCGCAGCGCCACCGTCTCGGGTGTTGGCTGCACAATGCTAGGGGTCGTCAGCGCCGCGCCGGCAGCGGTCTTGAGCGTCGCCACCACCTGCCACGCGGTTAGGTCAGAATACGCCGAGCAGGGGCCGTCCTCCTGGAGGGAAAAGGAAAAGTCCCAGTCGGTGCCGCGCTGAATTGTGGATGAGGTTTGGACGGCGACCATTACACTCTAGTGCGTTGGGACAAGTAATTTTGCGCGCTGTCACAGCAGCCGCTGATCTGTTGCGCGCCCTCGGGCCACGCTATGGCGGCGACCTCATCGGCTCTGCTGGCGAGCTTATCGAGCGGGCAGGTCGGAGCCTCGCTAAGGATCTGGTAGCGTGCCACGCAGCCCGTGCGCTGGTGGCAGCTTAGGCAGATTGCGGTACGTTTGTCTACGAGCCAGCGCGGGATCATGGAAGTGCAAAAGTTATTGCCAACGAAAGGTCCTTGGTTTCCGTTGTTGTTGGCGTGCTAATATTTTTGGTGCCGGTCACGCCATTTTTGTACCAGCTTAACGCAATTGCGTTTGTCGGCGGAAAATACTGAGGCGGTGGGTCGCTGGGATAAAAATCGGCGTAAACGTAAATCTGGCCCGCCGCAATAAATCCATCAATGATCGCACGCCCAGCCACTGAGTAAGGATCGTTTTCCAAATCTGGATAAATCCAACTCCCTTGCAACAGATTGCGATTTGCGCTCCAAAGTCCTGTTGACAAATCTGTTGTCCAAAAGTACAACCACCACTCTTGATCGGGATAGATATCTGGCTTGCTGCTCGTGACAATCATCGGCTCCAACTGGACCAGGCTGCCGGTGAGCGTAGTCCTGTTGCGGCAGACATTAACACTGCCATCCTGCTCGATTTGCGTGCCCCTCAAAACCCAATCTGTTTTGGGATTTTCTGCCGTCGGTAACGGCCCGCCCTCGCAACGCAACTCTCTATGGGTCCATCCTGTATAGATAGGCGCATGGTCAAAAGTTTGGTCGCCGCTAAGCGTGTAGCTCTCAGACGGCTCGGTAGGCGACGTAAAGCTAAATCTATACTGCCCTTGAGCAGAGACCGTTGCAGTAATTTTACTGCGCCATTCCCAGCAATTCATTTTTTAGGTCGTCCACGCTAGCGCGCACGGATTTGGCTGCGGCTGCGAGCACACGTTGTTGATTGCCACGATGCGCGCTGGGTCTGTTTCGGTTTCCACCGTAGCCAATAAAATGTACTGCTCGGATGCTGTGTTTGATTGCAAGTCGTTGGACTTGAGTACTGTAATTGAGTCACTTCCTGTTTCAATTTCTAGCGTAGTCGTGTTAAAAAGGATCCTGGCGTAGATGTAGCAATTTTGAGAAATATCCAAAATAAAGTCAGGAAAGCCGAGTCCCATGCCGTTAGGGTAGCGGCCAGCAATTTGATCCTGAGCAATTTTAACTTTAAGCGCCGTCTCCACGCTTGCGTTGGTCGCCTCAAACCAGCACTTTACGCCAGCGCCACCACCACCGCGCACCTGCGCGTCTACCATGATCGTAGTTCCACCAGGTGTTCGGGAAAACGTCCCGCCAATAACCGAAGTCACTGCTGCGGATCGAATCGCGTTGCTGAGTTTGTTTAATTCAGTCGAGTTGAGTTCCAGCCCGCGCCTAAAGTTTGGGATGTCCATTTTTAGGTATAAAGAACTTCTTCCCAATTACTGCCGCGCGCGCTGCTCAAATATTCGCGCGTAACTCGCCATTTAATTCCCTCTTGTTGTGCGCTTAATCCCGTCAAAATGAAATTTACTTGCCCGGTGTATCCTTCGTATCCAGTGTTGGAAATTATTCCAACGTTTGCGGTGCTAGGAGCTTCGGATTCAAGTGTGGTGTGTTTAATTACCGTCCTAGGCGAAAGATATGTCGTGACCCCCCTTGTCCAAAGTGCGTACAACGTCGAAAAAACTTCTCCAGTTTCATCTGCTGGAGTCCACCCGTTAAGATCTGGATTGTTCGGGCTCTGCTTCCAGATAGACCAGTCTTGTTTATTTTTGGTAGTCAGTGTTGAAAAGTAGGGATGTGACTCTACGGGCTCTTGAGTTGTGGACACGTCCAGCGAGTAAACCGCAGGCATTTCCTCATCAAAGAACTCTTCAACGATTGTCACTACGCCGTCTGCCTGCGTCACTCGGTACGAGCGTGCGTCGTCAGATGGGTCTTCCCAGGCAAATGCCTGCTTGGTGGTAGTACGAGTAACAAGCCCCGTCGGGTCTTTGCTAACTTCAATCTGCGTTTCGGTTGCCATAAATTTAAGCGCTCAACACCATCCCCCCCGTAGAGGGCGCAATCTGGTAATCTTGTCCGCCTTGTTTCACGACGTTGATCAAATCTTTGATGTAGTCGCGAATGTCACCTTGGATTCGGACAGACTCGTAAGCTGGCGAGTTTGTTTGCATTGTGGACAACATAGACGATCCCCCTCCTATTTTTTGCAGGCTAGAAATGTCTCCCATGCCAAGCGGGCCACTGACTCCAGTGCCTGATTTTTTAATAATGTCCATGCCCGTAGGTGATGCCCCCGGCGTTGGATTCTTTTTGCGGGCCTCTTCATTTGCCTTTTCAATCTCAGCCATCCCCCGCGTTATATAGGTGTCCTGAGTTTCTGGAGCACCTTCTTGGTGGCCGCTTGGCCCTCGATCTTCACCAAGTAGTTTTCCAAGAAACATGGCTGGGGCAAAAAGTATCTCTGCCGCTTTGCTGAAGGCTCGCACAACTAAGTTTGCAATATCAGCCATGTAAATAGCGATTTGTTTTCCAGCCAACGCAAACATGCTCAACTCTTTGCCTGCTGTTACACCGGCTTTGCTGAAATCTAATTTTTCTGATTTTTCCAGCACGTCCATTAGTTGCGGGACAATCTCGGATGCAATCCCTACAAAAAAGCCGCGAATCTTGTTTCCCGTAAGCCCTAGAATGTCGCTGGCTTTCCCAAAGACTCCAGCGTTTTGCAGCAGGAGTGCGGCCTGATTTCCAAGCACCTTTCGCACTTCTTCCATGCCCCCAGCGGCGAACACTGAAAGCAGCTTTGCCCCGCTCTTTCCAAACACCTCCATTGCCATCGCAGACCGTTGCGCCGGGTTCTGGATTTTCCCAATCGCGTCCCCAATTGTCATCAGCTGCTCGTCTGCGTTGAGCCCTTGAATGTCACCGATGGAGATTCCCATGAGTGCAAACTTGTTGGCGGCCTCTGCGCTGCCAGATCCCGCTTCAGCGATCATGCGTTGCATTTTTGCAAGCACCGGCTGCACCTGCTCGGCTTTCATACCGTTAAGGTCAAAAGCCATTTGCAACTCCATCAGCTTGTCCACTGCCACGCCGGTCTGCGCGTTAAGGTCAACTAGGTCGTCGCCTAATTGGAGCGCGTCGCGGAGTCCTGTAGCGGCAAAGGTTGCGGTCTTCATCACGATTGCTATCGCGCTCAGGTTGCCAATGGCTTGCCCAATGCTTGAAAACATGCCGCCGCCGCCAGATTGCTGCATGGCAGAACCTAGTTGCCGTGTTGAGCTTATCGCGCCTTGAATGCCGCGTTGAAAGTTGGCCCAATCGAGTCCAAGAGATGCAAAAATCATTTTAGCGTATGCGTTGGCGGTTGAGAAAGTCTGCTGTCCGGCGGGCCATTGCATTAGCCTGCTGAGTAAATGCCACAGCGAGTTTTTGCTGAATGTTTGCTGAGTCGCTGTGCGAAGTGTTGTTTTTCACCATGTACTTAAGCTCAGTCTCGGTATCTGTTACCTGCACGCTGCCTCCAACTTTTCCAGCGTGCCGACTGATCCAAGCGGGAACGCCTGGCACGTTAAAACGTCGCACTCCATCCATCCATCCACCGGCAGTCATGCCTTGTTGCTCGAGCAGCTTCCGCTCAATGGCTTTGATGCTGGTCGTCCACGCTGGCATTCTCGGCCTGCCCATAATCCTGCGTCTTGCGTTGCGCTTTGATTTGTACCAACTCCAGAGCTGGTCAGGAGTCTTGTCCAGATTCTCTCTATTTGCTCGCGGGCCAAACCTTCGCTCAATCAAATCCCATCCGCCTGGGCGGCGCGCGGTTTGTTTGAATGCCGCAGGAATCGGCTGAAACGCTCGGCTCAAATCCTTTAGAATCGCACGCTTTCCTTGGCGCTTGCCTTTAGCGTAGTCCACGCGGATGTTTTCGCCTCCTGCCAAAGACGCGTTTTTTCCGCCCATCGGAGGAGTTGTTGCAAAAACAAAACGCAGCATGCCACGGAAGCTCTCCTGCACTTGCACTCGAGCAGCGCGTCGCCCCGTGGCAATAGTGCGTTGCAACTCGGTTACAAATCTTGCTTGCGCGGCGGCGTAATCCCAGCGAGGTCCGTTACTCATCGTCTTCCTCCTCTGCCTGCTGCGGCGCCACAAATAAGGATTCCAGGCTGTTTGCCTTTTGTTTGATGGTCCACGCCCCGTTGCCCCAAATTGCGGCGTGGTAGACTCGCAGCACCTGCGCAAGCGGCATCCGTCGCTGTATGTGGTCTTGAGTCCATCCGGTTTCACGCGCCAGCACCAGAAGGAAGGCTTCCTCCCAGCCCGGCGCCGTTAGTTTTTTGGTACGTCCTCCCGTGTTCCACCAAGCTGTGGAATAACTTCCACGCGACCCGATTCCACGGCCTCAAACTGGCCCCGGCACCATTCCGTTACGGGCTTTGCCAAGGCCATTGGAAACCACCTTGTAAACGCCTTAATGGCACCTAGCGCAGCGCCATCAGAGATTGCTTGCTCTACCTCTTCGGGGTCGCGGCTTTGTAGCCATGCGCAGGCAATCACCTGCTGTTGGTCGGAGAGTTTGGCAAGGTCTAGCTCAATAATTGCTGTCTGCGTTGTCATTGTCCAAGGACGCAATTCAAGCGGCCCAACTTTTGTGTTTTTTAGAAAAAACGGGTTCATGCAAAGCGGGCTTGGAATTCGTTTTTGAGCCAGTCGGGACTGTCGGGATAGACGACGCCGAAACTGCGTGCGTCCCCGCGGGAGATCCCAACGGCGGCCGATCTGGCAAAGCGCTTGAGGTCGCGTGCGTTGTCCCTGTACCCGCGCATCCACGAGATGTCGGAATCAGGATTGGCCTTGCACCACTCAATGTTTTCAAAGCGCTTGCGGAACTCGTCAAAGTCAATGTCCTCGCCGTCCACCTTGGCGAGCACGTCGCAGTTTACAATCCACCGGACGTGGGTCTTTCCAGCCTCATCCACAAAGTGCTGAAACCCGCCGCGTTTGATGAGTGCACCGCCCGATGTCAACCAGGCGGCGATAATGTCAGTGTTAAAGCTCTTTCCCGGAGCTTCGGAGTCCTCAAGTAATCGGAGGCGCATAATTTGTTTGCGTTAAGCGTTTTTGTAGACCGTGCCAGTCGCGGACCAGCCTCGGAAATCGTCGTTTTTTGAGTCGAGAGTAACGTTGGTCCAAATGCCTTTTCCGGTCACGCCAGTGATGCCACTAGTGACTTCGCCCACCTCAAAAGGGCAGGAGTCGCCTTTGCCTTTGACGCTGACAGAATACGATGTGTCGTACGTTTTGGCTTCAGAAAATTCACCGGCTGAGTCAATCAATTGCTTAAACTCACCCTTCATTTCAATGTCCACAGACTCCACAATTGAGCCCGATGCCGTCACAAGTGTTACTCCAAAGGTCGCCATAATTTTTATTCAAAAAGGGTGTAGGTTGCTTCGGATGTGGAAAAGTCGTCGTTAGTTTGTGAGACTTTTGAGCCAGTAAGTTTAGCGCCACTAAATGCACCTTCTGGAACTGCCAGCAAATCGTCTTCCCCCTTGGTTTTGACGGTGGTCGTGGTGGTGCTGCGCGGCTTGGCCTGCACTAAAACTGTCTGCCCGTCAAAGTCGCGGATGGTTGCAAGCTCCACCGCAGTCTCTTGCGAGGACTCTTGCAAATATCCGCTCGGTGCGGTGACTCCAAATGTTATTGCGCCAAATGAAACGGCCATAATTTTTAGGATATAGGGCCAAAGCCCACGGTGTAAGGCATCGAGGTTCGCCAGTGACGCTCCTCGCGTAGGTTGTCGGTTGATTGTGCGACGACCCCGTACAACTGCACGGCGTCGGAATCGAGTGTGATGGTGCGCATTGCTGCGTCTACTGCGGATGCAAATGCGGCCTGATCGGCCTTAGAAAAGTCGTCTGCTTGAGACATCACGTTAAGCGTCAGCGTGCCGCGCTGAAGCGGGCTGCCAACCACAACGTCGGTTTGCAGTTCCATCAAAACGGATTGCGACGGAATAGGCTGGTCATCCTGCGGCTCGCCAACGTAGACGCCAGGAAGCGCCAGCGAGAGAGCTGCCTGCACGGCCTCGGACAGGATGCCGTCGATCATCGGGTGATGTCCTCCAAGTACAACTTCCACGAAATGGGATCCTCGTCCCAGCTTGTGATGCGCCGCTCGGTGCCGTTGACGGTCAGCTTTGCGCCCTTTACCGGCTCGGAAAAGCCAGCTTTCAAGAGACGCACAAAGCCCGCAAAATGCTGCTCAAATCCCCCCATCGCCAACAGGTCAGAAGTTTTTTCGCTCGCCACCGAAAACACTGTGACGCCGTCATAAGTGACAGAGTCGGCCTGCATGTAGTCAAGTGCCTGGCTCATGGCGCTTTCGGTAATGGCGGTCCAGTCGGACATTAGATCAGCGTTGCCGGTTCAGCCTTGCGCCGGGAAACTACCTTGGGAGCCTCTAGGATGCCCTTGTTGAGCTTTGATCCTTCCGGCGTAGGGTTGCACACCAGATAGACGCGCCCAGGGTTGCTGTGAGCCTTGTAAAACTTGCGGGCCTCGTCGGGAGAGCCAGTGGAAAGGATCACCTGCGGGCCTGCGCCGAGGTCTTCGAGGACGAGAGAGATTTTCATTTTGGGATAATCGGTAAAAAGCCGGAGCCCCCTACTGGA